TTCAGTACAGGTAAATCCTAGAAGAAGAGAAATTACTGCTCGTCGTACTAGAGATAGTCTTTCATTATTACCAACTCCCAAAGCATCTACTATACCATCCAGTATAGATTTTAATACTGATTATGAATTATTCGATTCTAATGTACAAAAAACAGGTAATGTTATTACATTAAAATATGATGAAGTTGATTGGATAACACAAGCATATGCAACAAAGACAGGTGATGTTTTAGATATTCTTAATGTAAACCCATATGAACTTCCTGCTATTAGTGCTGATGTACATTTGGATCCTGATTCTGATAATTGGACAAGAACAATTCAACTTGAAGATAATAGTATACAACAAACAGGAACAAATTCAGTAGATACTCTGAATTTGAACATGAGTCAATCAGGAACACTAGATCTTGGAAATCTTATATTTAATACAACATCAGAATCTACTGTTGTTGATCCTCCTTGGAGTGGACAACAAGTTAATACTACTGAAAATAGTGATACTTTTGGTGGGTCTCTTACTCTTGCTGGATCTTCTAGTGATAGTGTAGTTACAAGTAATACTGATACTACTATACAAAATAGATTATTATCATCTGCTTCAGAAGATTTTATGAGATCTAGAAATATTGAGTATGTTTCTACAGGATTCCCAGAGCATACCAATATATACTTATTTGTTGATGGTCAACAAATATTTGATATTATTCCAAAACTTGTAGAGATTTCACCAAATCCAGAACTTGACGTTGATGGTTCAGTGAATACATTTGTAATAGGTGAAAAAGTAACAGCATATGATTCTGAAGGTAATATAATTATGACTTTCAGAATTTGCAGACCAGATCATAAAGAAGGGGCATTTAATAATCCATCTTCACTATATGCAAGTAATCCATATTCTCATGGTAGTGATGGTATTGGTACGGATTATACAACATCCTCACCATTTTTAAATGTTGATACTCGTGCTTTATCGGAACAAGCTCAAGGATTATATTCCGGATATATTACTAAAGGTTGTAGATTAGTTGGAGAAAATGGAGCATCTGCTTATGTTAAAGATTTGAGATTGGTATCTGATAGTTTTGGTAGTATAGTAGGATCTTTCTTCTTAAGAAATCCAAATTCTATACCAGCACCAGCTGTTAAGATTAATACAGGTGCTAAAACAGTTACATTAACCACAAGTGAAACTAATAGAAAAGTACTTCCTGGACAAGATCCTGATGTTATTGTAGGTGAAACAAATTATACTGCTATAGGAACGGTAGAAGAATGGCAGAATGATGTTACTGTAACTACAAACACATCAACATTAAACGTTAATGCTGGATTTAATGCAACTATAAATGCTGAAGGATCCATGACATGGCAAAATACACATACAACAAATGCTGTATATACGGATCCATTAGCACAAACTTTTGTTGTTGGTGGAAATGTAAATGCACCATCTGCTGTTGGTGCTAATGATGATATGAATGGTGCAATTATAACTGCAGTTGAGGTATTCTTTGCATCAATTGATACTGTAACCGAAACACCTGTAAGATGTGAAATAAGAACTACAACAGGCGATGCCCGTCCTTCTATGACAGTTCTTGGAAGTAAAATATTATATCCAACTAAAATAGATTCAAATGGACAAGTTGTAAATAATATCGAATTTGATCCCGATTCTGCTAGTAAGCCAACTAAATTTGTATTCCCAGAACCAATATATTTGGCACCTGGTGCTTCATACGCAGTAGTACTTCTTGCTGAAAAGAGTACTGCATATACTGTATGGACTGCTAGACATGGTGGTACTGCGGTTAATCCTGCAAGTATACCAGGATCGACTGGAGGGGCATCTATAACATATTCTAGGCAATATGGTGCTGGTGCATTATTTAAGTCACAGAACGGTGCTTTATGGACTGAAGATCAGACCATGGATATGACATTTAAACTTTATAAAGCTAAATTTACTTCTACTGGTGGTTCTGCATTCTTTAGCAATCCAGATTTAGATGGAAGTAATGGATATATTCCAACATTAAGAAACAATCCAATACAAACATTACCAAAAACAGGTTCTGTGGGTATAACAACTATTCCAACTTCTAATACAGTATTAACAACTGTTTTATCTGAAGGAAGAAAAATCTGTGGTAATAAGCCAACTAGTACTGCAGTTATTAGTGGTGTTGGATGTTCTGTTACTGGATTATCAGTTGTTCCAGATTCTGGTGGTTCTAACTATAAACCCAATATTACAAATTCAGATACTGTAGATGCATTTACAATTACTGGACAAGGTAAAGATTTAAAATTTAATTATACTTCGGATGAGAATGGAACAATTACTGCTGTTCAGATAGTAGATGCTAATAGAGGAACTGGATATAAAGTTGGTGATGTAGTTGGAATTGTTACTAGTACTGTTGATGGATCTACAGGAGATGGTGCTAGAATAACTATTCAATCCATTGGTGGTATTGATACTTTGTATTTGACAAATATACAAGGAACAGATACATCATATACTGGTGTTGGGGTAAGTTATTTCAATAATAGTGGTACTTTGATTGGATTGGCAAATACAACAATTTTAGAGACTAATTTTAATAATACTGGTATTAATGCAGGAAACACATTTAAAGTTACTCAATTTAATCATGGAATGTATTCCAGTACAAATAAAGTTTCTATACAAAATTTACAAACAGATTCACCATCATCTATTTTGGATGTTTCATTAACACAATCTGAAGGAAGTGGTTCTGGAGGAACTATTGGTGTTGCTAATACTACACCATTTGATTTATTTGAAGGTGTTAAAGTAAGTGCTGCAAATACAGGATACGTTACTGTTGGTGGTGAAATTATTGGATATTCTGGAGTTGGTAATGGCATATTACAGATAGCAAATTCCAATGGAAATAAGAGAGGTGTTGATGGCACAAATGCTATTTCACATGAAATTGGTGATGTTATTAGAAAATATGAATTAGGTGGTGTATCTTTAAGAAGATTGCAATTAGAACCTAATTCAATTCTTAATGATAGTTTTGATCTTGATAGTTACTATCTCTCATTTGATAGATCCGAAAATGGTTTAGATAGATCAGCCGATGATGTTGATATTCCACAATTATCATTTACAAGTGATTCATTTGTTGGTGGTAATAAAGCCAGTGCTACTCAAAATATTCTTTATAGTGCAGTAGTTCCAAGATTTGATGCACTAACACCTACAGGTATTGGTGGAGCAACTACGGGAATAAATGCTTCTATCAGAACAGTTACAGGAACAAGTGTTTCTGGAACTGAAAATTCATTTGTTGATAATGGTTATGAACCAGTAGCATTAAATAGATTTAATAAACTTAATAGTGTTAGAATTGTTGCATCAAAAACAAATGAAAATGAATATTTGAGTGAAATTCCTAGAAATAAATCATTTACTGCAGTATTAAATTTAACATCAAATGATGAAAATTTATCACCAATGATTAGACTTGGTAGTGGTTCTTCAGTAGAATTTATAGGTCATCGTTTAAACAATCCTATTGGTGATAATTATGTTCGTAATAGTGGTGCTAATTCTATTTTGAATGATCCACACACAGCAGTATATGTTTCCAGTCCTGTTAGATTAACAAAACCAGCAACATCATTAAAAGTTTTATTAACTGGATATAGGCATTCTAGTTCAGATTTTAGAGTTTTGTATGCTCTAGAAACAAGTGATTCTAGTGAAATTGGGCAAGCATTTGAATTATTCCCAGGATATAGGAATCTTATTGATAATAATGATGATGGATTTGGTGATGTTGTAATAGATCCAGCATTTAATGATGGTAAATCAGATTCGTTTGTTTCTGCAAGTACTAGAGATCAATATAAAGAATATCAGTATACTGCTGATAATCTTCCAGAATTTAGTGGATATACAATTAAAATTGTAATGTCTGGTACAAATCAGGCAGAACCACCAAGAATACGAGAGTTGAGAACAATTGCTGTACGATGATTAAAGTAGAAGGGCATTCACATCTTTATAGAGATGAAAAAACAGGTGCCATAATTAACTGTGATGATCAAGGATATGATCAGTATGTAAGATCATTAAAAATTAGAGAAAAAAAGGATAGAGAACTTGATAAAATCAAAGAAGATATTGATGAAATCAAGGAATCTCTTAAACTTATAATTAGTGGTCTAAATAAGACCTAAATAATAATAACGTTATTATTAGAAATAGATGGCTGCTGTATATGTATCTAACCTTATAGTAAATGCTAGTGCAACTTTTGCTCAAGAATTCAGTCTTGTTGAGAGTGATGATTCTGGTCCTTTGAATTTATCTGGTTATACAGTAACAGCACAAATAAGAAAACATGCATCTAGTGCTACTAAAAAAGCTGATTTTACAATAGCAATAACAAATGCAAGTGAAGGAAAACTTACTCTTTCCTTAACAGACACTCAAACCAGTTCAATGAAACCTGGTAGATATGTCTATGATGTTGTAACTGAGGTAGGTGGTATTAAAACAAGAGTTCTTGAAGGGTCAGTTCTTGTACGGGAGGGAGTTACCAGATAATGGCAGATATAAAAGTAAGAATTGGACAATCAGATGCAATAAAAGTTATTGCTAGTCGTCAAGGTGTGTCTGGCGAATCAGCTACATCCGCTTACTCCAATCAATCAGGCATTTCCAGTTCTTCAAATTATGCTATATCTGCAGGAATTGCTACGTATACTACCTATGCTGAAAATTCAGGTATATCAACAAATGTTATTGGTGGTATTGGTTCAGTAACTCAATTAAATGTATCTGGATTATCAACATTCTCTGGTAATATTAATATACCTGATAATATATCAGCAAAATTTGGTAATGATGGTGATTTAGAACTTGTTCATTACGACACTAATCATTCGATTATTAGACATACTGGTTCTGGTAATTTACAAATTTGGGGAGATACTGTTCAATTTCATGCTTCTAATGGAGTAGGACCATCTTTAACAGTAAATACTGATAATGGTTTAACGGTTAATGGATCTATTGAATCTCAGTATTTAAATATAACTGGTTTTACTACAATATCTAACACTACTGCAGGAATTATAACTGCAACAAGATTTTTTGGTGATGGATCTGGATTAACTGGAGTTACTGCTTCTGGAACTGGTGTTAATGTTAGAGATAATGGATCAGTAATTGGTGTTGCTGCAACTATTGATTTTGGACAAAATCTTGCAGTATCTCCAGTTTCTAGTGGTTTTGTAACTGTAACTGCTACTCCAGTTGATCAATTTACTAATTTAGAAGTAACTGGTATTACTACATTATCGAACCTTAAAATTTCTTCTGGAGTTATTACTACAACATCAGGAATTGTTACATATTATGGTGATGTTGCACAAATAGATGGAGGAGTGTACTAATGGCAAAACCAGCAACAAGACAAGAATTAATAGATTATTGTTTAAGGAAACTTGGTGCTCCTGTTTTGGAAATCAACGTTGATGATGATCAAATAGATGATGCTGTTGACGATGCTTTACAATTATTCAACGAACGTCATTTTGACGGTGTTGAGAGGATGTATTTAAAATATAAGATATCAGAAGAAGATATTGATAGGGGAAAAGCAAATGGAACTGATGGTGTTGGTATAGTTACCACCACTGTAAATTCTACAAGTGTTAGTGGTTTAGGAACTGTTACATCAAATTGGTATGAAACTTCTAATTTTATTCAAGTTCCAGATTCAGTAATAGGAATAGAAAAAGTATTTAAATTTGATACGAATACAATATCTGGCAGTATGTTTGGAATAAAATATCAATTATTTTTGAATGATTTATATAATTTTAATTCAATTGATTTATTACAATATTCTATGGTAAAGACATATCTTGAAGATATTAATATGCTTTTGACTACAGATAAACAGGTTAGATATAATAAAAGACAAGATAGATTATATCTTGATATTGATTGGAGTGCTCAATCTAAAGATGTTTTTCTTGTTATGGATTGTTGGAGAATTTTAGATCCAGATCAATTTACTGGTGTTTATAATGATAGTTTCTTAAAATTATATTTGACTGCATTAATAAAAAGACAATGGGGTCAAAATTTGAGCAAATTTAAAGGAGTTAAACTTCCTGGTGGTGTTGAATTTAATGCTAGAGAAATATATGATGATGCAGAAAGAGAAATTGAAGCTATAAGAGAAAGACTAATTAATGAATATGAATTACCACCTTTTGATATGATAGGATAATGGCATTAAATCCCTTCTTTCTACAAGGTTCACAAAGTGAACAAAGACTAATCCAAGATTTGATTAATGAACAATTACAAATCTATGGAGTAGAAGTAATTTATTTACCTAGAAAAATTGTTAAAAAAGATAGTCTTTTTACAGAATTAGAATCATCAAAATTTGATGATAATTTTGCATTAGAAGCATATGTGAATACTTATGAAGGGTATGATGGTGCTGGAGATATAATGACTAAATTTGGAATGAGTTTGAAGGATGAATTGGTTGTAACAATATCAAAAGAAAGATTTGAAGATTTTATTGCACCATTTTTAACAACATTACCTGAATCTGAAGTTGAAGTAACAACTAGACCTCGTGAAGGTGATGTAATTTATTTTCCATTAGGAAAAAGACTATTTGAAGTTAAATTTGTAGAACATGAGAAACCTTTTTATCAATTAGGTAAAACTTATGTTTATGAATTGAAGTGTGAATTATTCGAACTTGAAGATGAGATGGGTGGATGGAGTGAACCTAATGCAATAACAGAAGAAATAGATGAGATTTTAGAAGATCAAGGATATATCACAACAATGAAGATGATCTCTATTGGATCTACTGCAACTTTAGGAGTATCAACTGCTTCTGGATATATTAGATCAATCAATCTTACCAATGATGGGTATGATTATAGTAAAACACCAACAGTTTCAATTAGTACAGCACCTGCTGGAGGAACTAATGCTACTGCAGTTGCTATAACAACTTCTATTAATGGTATAGAATCTGTTAAAGAAATATTATTAACAAATCCAGGTGTTGGATATACTGTTACTCCAACTGTTACTATAGTTAGTGCAGCATCTACAGTTGTTGGTGTTGGATCAACTACTTATGGAGTTGGTGCTGCTGCTACTGCTACATTAGTTACTAATTCTGCTGGTATAGGAACTGTAAGTATTGCCTCAAGTGGTAGTGGATATGCAACAGATCCAGTAATATATTTCAATACACCAACTTCTGGTGTTGGTACCGCTATTGCTAGATCTTGGATAAATGCTGCTGGATTTGTAACTTCTATTCTTATTTCAGATGCTGGTATTGGATATACTGCAGGAACTGGTATTGCAACAGTTGCACCTCCTCCAGTTATTGCTGGTACAGGAACTTATAAGTATAATGAACTTGTAACTGGTTCTGTTTCTAATGCTAAAGGTAGAGTTAAAACTTGGAATAGGGTTGATAATGTTCTTAAGTTAGGTACTACAAGTGGTACATTTACACCAGGAGATGTTGCTATAGGTGCTACATCAGGTGCTAGATATACTGTTGATTATGTCGAGTCTGCTGAATTTGTGGATAAATATGATAAAGGTGATGAAATAGAAACCGAAGCAGATTCTATTTTAGATTTCACAGAGACGAATCCATTTGGTAACGTATAATGTTAGGAACTTATTACTACCACGAAATAATTAGAAAAAGTATTGTAGCATTTGGTACTCTTTTTAATCAAATTAATATAAGGCATGATGATGCTGTAGGTAATACTTATACGGAAATGAAAGTTCCTTTAGCATATGGACCTTCTCAAAAGTTTCTTGCTAGGTTAGAACAACAGGCAGATTTGAATAAACCAGTTCAAATAACATTACCAAGAATGTCATTTGAAATGAATAGTGTTGCCTACGATTCTACAAGAAAGGTTGGTGTAACACAAACTTTTAAAGCTTCTGATGGTACAAATTTGAAGAAAGTTTTTATGCCAGTACCATATAATATTGGATTTGAATTAAATATTCTAACAAAATTAAATGATGATGCATTACAAATTGTAGAACAAATATTACCATATTTTCAACCATCATTCAATTTGACAGTAGATTTAGTAAAGGAAATTGGTGAAAAAAGAGATATACCAATTGTTTTGGATAATATATCATTTCAAGATGATTATGAAGGAGATTTTGCAACAAGAAGAGCATTAATATATACATTAA